TGATATGACCGTGTGCTGCAACTTCCATTTAGTCAATCAGTTACGGTCCCACGCCGTTCCACGTTTTCCGTTCATCTTCCGTGGAAACCGTGGAACCCGATTTCAAACGGTTGTTTCAACCCGTGGAGCCGGCCTTCCTTCCTGCCTGCCCTTTCTTCTTCTTTCTATTCAATGACATGAGAGAGATAAAAGAGGTGTGACGTAGCGAAACGCAAGTGGAAGGAATGGAGCAAACCGTGGAACTTCCATCGCAAACCGTGGAATTGAAGTCGCGAATCGTGGATTGGTTGCTCTTAGAGAATCAATAGCTTACGCCAATAGCCGAAGCCTATCACACGGCTCGTGGTGCTGCCCCCGCTTCCCTTCTAGCTGCGCGCGGCCCGGTTTCCACTCGTTGGGGGCGCGGGGGAAACAACGGGCAGCGCGGCGTGGCGCCGAAGTGGGCGCCGGCTGGCGATGGCAGGAAGTGGTGCCAGCAGTGCGCATGGCGGCGTACGCGCGGTTCTGGCGCACTCGCGGTAGCTGAGTGCGCAGAACTGCCCTGCAGCCGCCGTCATGTCGTGCTGACCGCGCTGGCGATATGAGATGCCGCAGTAGAAAAGCGCAGCGCAGGGTCGCAAGCCTTCGCGCGTGCGGCGCGGGGGAGGCTGACCTAGCGGATGACGCCCTTGGCGCGCAGTTCAGCGCTGCAGGCGTGCTCGGCGCGCTGGGTGGTCACCAGGGCGGTGTACTTCGCGATGGCCACGCGGATCCACGCATCCACCGCCGGCAGGCTGGCGGCGCTCAGAAGCGGCGGCACGTGCGTCAGTAGCGGCGCCGGCGGCGTGAGGTCACAGGTGAACGTCGGAGGCGGCTGCGGCGTTGGCGGCGTCGACGGCCTGGTCGAGCTCTGCTTGCACGCCTGCAGGGCGAGCACACTGATCAGCAGGCACAGGACGGTCGCGGTAGATCGTGCGGATGCTTTCCACGGATGCATGGCTCTGTGCCTCGATGGCCGGCAATTGCTTGCCGAGGAAGGAATGCAGCGCCGTGCCGGCGACGGCGCTGAACTGGTCAAGCTGGGCGCGCTGCTGCTGCAACTGCGCCGCGGCGCGCGCATCGTCCGCCAGCACGGCATCGCGGCCTGCCATCTCGCCGGCCGCGTAGCGGGTCGCGCCGTAGTGGGCGCGTTCGATCACGGCCCCGGCGATCAGCAGGGCCATCACCAGCGCGATCGCGGCGTACAGGTACAGGCGAGTCATGGGTGGTCCCCAGTGGGCGTGGTGTTGATGACGGATCGCGCGGTGGCGTTGTTCTTCTCCAACTGGTCCAGGCGTTGCTTCACCTGGGCATCGCGCACGCGGCGGCCGGCCAGCTCGTTATGCAGTCCAAGCAGCGCATGGGCATCCATCCTGCGAAGGCGGTCGAGCCGGTTGATCGCGCGCTCCTGGCGGAGGATCCGCTCCCGTTGCTGCTTCAGCTTCTTGTCCTGGCTGGAGCTCTTCTGCTCCTGCAACTGCAGCTTCTCGTTATGGCGTGCGTTCTCCCGTTCCTGCTGGGTCACGCGCGAGTCGAGGTATACCGCCGTCTTATGGATTCGATAGCGATCGATCTCGCTGTTGATCGCCAACGCCATCAGCACCAGCACCGCCACGATCAGCCCATAGCCGACGTGCAGCAGGTGGTGTTTCTTGCCGATCTCAGGTTGCGGTGCCATCGCCGGGATCTCCTGCAATGCCCATCCACTTCCGCACCCACTTTTCCAGCATGCGGATCGATACCGTCGCACCAAGCCAGCCGCATACCCCCACCACCACGCCCGTGATCTGCGGCGACGTGCCCAGCGCCTGGCACAGCAACATCACCAGGCAGCCCACGAATCCCGCGGCCAATGATTCCAGCAGCGTTCGCCACAGCGAGACGTGCTTGCCGGCATCCAGCGTGCGCAGCACGTGGCCGAGCGCGCCGCCGATCGAGGCGAGCGCCGGAAACAGCACCATCTGCAACCAGGTGTAGTTGCTGGGCGGCTGATCCATGTCATCGGCCCCATGCATGGCGGATGCTCATTCCGGCACCAGCGCGGCTTTGGCCACGGCCCAGCGCCGGCGCCGATCGTCGACGCCGTTGGCCTTGCCGATATCCGCGTTGGGCGAACCCAGGTTGATCGCGCACGTGATGCGGTCGAATTCTCCTGCATTGGCCAGCGCGCTCAGGCCATGCGTATGCCACCACCAGGCCGACATGGCGCAGCCGATATCGATCGAATCCAGCAGCTCGGGGTGGGCCACCAGATCGAGACCTAGCGCAATGCCGGCGGCGCGGTGGTTGGCCTTGCCCGTCAGCTGGATCGGGCCATGCCCGCGGAATCGACGCCCATCGCCCTGCTGATCGTTGCCGAGCTCGTACGCCTTGCGGTTGCGGTTATCGGCGGACGTCGGCGGCCATGCCGCATCGAAATTACGCTCGTAGCGCACCTGAGCGGGCGTCGGTCCCCACAGCTCGGCCGAATAGCGGAAGCCCATCGACTCATGCCCGCACTGCGCGAGAAAGGCCGCCTGGTCGTCCGGCGTGTCGATGTGCCATTCCGCCATGGCGTCGAACATCGGGGGCGCCCACGCCGCCGCGATCGATGCGGTACAGCCCGTGGCGCGCTGGAAAAGGGCGGTCTGGTCCATGGGCCGACCGTGTGCGCGGCGGCCCTGCAGGTCAACGGGAAAGCATGCGCTACGCGGCCGCCGTAGCCGGCGCTTCGTCCACGGTGATGCCGCCGAGGTAATCCGGGCCCTGCATATGCCCGATCGCATCGAACCGCGCCACGCCGAATACTGCCGTGCGCTGGATCTCCGCCGCCGTGTCGAACCGCGGCACTGCCACCAGCCTGTTGCCGGCGCGGATCGCCGCGCGCACCAGCTGCCAGTCCGCGCCATTCGCCAGGCCGCCGCCGCGTACCGCATCGCGCTTCGCAAGCGCAAACGGCACCTGCAGCGTGCGATAGCCGCGCACCTCGGCAGTGAATGGCTGGCTGCCCTTGCTTCGTCGCGTGGTGCTCGGATCGTTGTCCAGATCCTTCCAGTCCGAAGTGTGCGGGATCTCCACGGTCGGTCCCACCCACGCCTCGCCGATGTCCACCACCGCGCCCGCGGCGATGCTGGCCGAGCCATACACATCGTTGACGATGCGGTACTCCACGCCGATCACCGGGTCCAGCCCGTCATCGAGCACGAACCAGGCGCAGCGTGAGCCGTCGGGCAACTGCACTATGCGCTGCTGCGGCACATCAGCCAGGTAGGTATAGCCGGCATCGGCCGGACGGCGGAAGGCGAGGCGGATCAGCGTGCCCGCCGGCAGCGTCAGGCCCACCAGGCCCACCACGCGCGGCGCAATGGCCGTGCCCCATGAGCCGCGCAGGGTGAGCACGCTGGCCGTGGTCTGGGCGCCGCTGAGCCATTGCAGGCGGCTCGCGGCAGCCGGGCGCCCATTGATGAGCGCGGCGCCGGCGTCATCACTGAGCCAGGCAGCGCCGGCGCCGATCAGGCTCCAGGCGATGTCAGGGGGGCGGTTGTAGGAGATCAGCATGGCGTCAGCCCCACAGGATGATGTTGGCAGTGTTGGCGAGCAGGTCCGGCTCGAAGTCGATCACCATCACCGGCTTGCCGACGGCGAGGCCGTACTTCGGATATTCGAGCGTCCAGACCTGGCCGAGGTCGAGGCCAGGCAGCGCCTCCAGTTCCACGGTGACGGCATAGAACCAGCGCGGTACGGCGTACAGTGCGGCCACGCGATCGATCTCGGCCTGACCGTCGGCCTGCTGGTCAAAGCAGCTGGCCACGGGCGCGGCATAGAGCGCGTGGCGATAGGCACCGGCCAGCGGCTGGGCGGTGCTGGCCACCTGCTGATAGTCGCGCAACATCGACTGGCGCACAGCCAGCGGGAAGTTGAGGCTGGCCTCGACCAGGTCGCCGTCGCTGAGGCTGGCCCAGTTACGGCGCACGCCCATCTGGGTAGTGAGGCCAGGAGCAGTATCCAGCGCCGGCACCAGGTCGCCGGACATGGCGTTGATGTCGATCGTGCCGGCCGGCTCCACGCTGGCCGGTTCGAGCAGGCGCGAGAACCGCAGCTTGCCGCTGCCGTCCGCCCATTTGCAGGCGGTGTAGCTGGCCAGCGCCATATCCAGCGCCTGCGCGATCGTCTCGCCGCCATCCAGGTAGACACCCAGGCCGGCATAGCCGGTGGCCGTGTCGATCGCTATGGCGTCGTCCTGCGACCAGATCACGCCGGCCTGCGCGCCGCGCACGTCCAGCACCTCGTGCAGGTAGTCGGCCAGCTTGATCGCCTGCAGCGTGGCCGGCGTGGTGTCGCGCGGATCCGGGGTGTAGGTGTCGTCGTAGGACATCACCTGCACGCTGCTCACCGTGGGAGGCACCGGCACGATGCTGCCGCCGGCGGAGAGCGGGATGCTGAGCAGGTAGAGCGGATGCTCGACACCATCGGTGTTCGTGATGGTCACCGAGTAGGTGCCGGCCTTGTTCCAGCTAGCTAGCGCGCTGTCGATGGTCTTGCCGGTGGCGAGCGCGATGTAGGTGAATCCGTCGTCTGGCAGCGAGTCGATGGTAATCGCCACCCTATAGGACTTGCCCGCACCTACCTTCACCGCCGAAATGCCCGCCCAGCCGAGATAGCTCACCGCCTGGCGCACGTTGGCCGCACGCACCGCCACGATGGCCGTGCTCTCGCCGGGCGGACCTGGCGCATGCTCGGCGTAAGCCGCGCCGCTGGGTCCGTTCGGGCCAGCCGGCTGCAGCGACCAGTGATCGCCCAGCGTCCAGCGGTCGGCCATGGTGAAATCGCCGAGGTCGATCAACGTGCGCTCGCCGCCGGTCGGCTCCAGCACGAAATCCCACTTCACGTCGTCGAATAGCGCGCCATTGCGGTTGCCGTTGCCATTGCCGCTTTCCAGCTCGATCACCGCATACACGGCGCCGGCCGGCGCGGTGCCGGTGACCGTGCACAGATCGAAATTGCCCTTGTCGCCCTTCGCTATCGATGCGCTGCGTGCACCGGGGAGGATTTCGTGGTCGCTGGCATCCAGCCAGGTGATGCGCAGCGCACCGTAGGGCATCTGACCACCGTCTCGGGTATCCAGCGAAATGCGGCAGTTGGCGGAGATGCGCTGTCCCGGTGTCACCGGCGCCACGCCGGCATTGCGAAGGCGGCTTCCAGCCGATCCGTTGTACTTGACGCACTTCGTTCCGGCCCACGCTTTTTCCGAACCGATCACCCAGTCCGGCGATGACGATGACCAGCCGGTCATGTCGTCTTCGAACGAGGGG